TCAAAAGAGAAAGAAGTTCTTGCAATCGAAGGTAAACAAGAGGACGGAGAAAAACTAGAGTACGTTCATAAAGGACTTGCATCACGTTCATTCAAAAGAACATTCACACTTGCAGACGACATTTTCGTTAAAGGTGCAGATATGAAGAATGGTATTTTGAGTGTATCTTTGGAAAGGATTGTTCCCGAAGAAGATAAACCCCAAGAAATAAAAATTTCTTAAAAACCCCTTACGGATACACCTGTTATGTTGTATAATGGGTGTATCTTATATATTATGGAGAAGATAAATGTCAAGTGATAATAACGCAGTAATGGGACTACCTATTGAAGTAGGTCAACAAGTTCCTAACGTGGATTTTCCAATTCGTGTTCCAAACGAAGAGGGAGAAATGAGTTGGGGTAGCCTAAACTCCTTAACAGAATTTGCAGGAAAAAGAGTAATCATCTTTGGACTGCCTGGTGCATTCACACCTACTTGTTCTTCACAACAAGTGCCTGGATATGAAGGAAACTACAAAAAGTTTCAATCATTAAAAATAGACGAAATTTATTGTATTTCAGTAAATGATTGTTTTGTTATGGCAGAGTGGAGAGAGTCATTAGGTACTGAAAATATTAAATTCCTTCCCGATGGAAATGGAGAATTTACGCATAAGTTTGGTGCAGAATGTAAAAAATCTAATCTAGGATTTGGTTACAGGTCTTGGAGATATGCAGCTGTATTGAATGACGGTATAGTTGAAAAAATGTTTATTGAAGAAGGATTTTCAGATAACATGGAATCAGACCCGTTCTTAATTTCAAATGCAGAAACTGTATTGGAATATCTTGGACAAGATAATCAGTAATGTCTCTTAAACAAATTCTTACCGACAATTGTAATTCAAATGGGTTGCCTATTTTAGACGGCAACCTTTTTGATGCAACTACCAAAGAATATGGTAAGGAAGAATTTCGTCTTGCAGTTGCAGATTTCATTGCAGAAAACAGACCACCATTTCCCTTCAAAGATATTTCAGAAGAAAGAATGCGTGAAATGTTTCTTGCATTGAGAGATTATGATACTAGTAAATGTATCACAGCTGCAGATAATCTAGACCAAGAAGTTATGGAAAAGTATGACGATTATACTTTTGATTTTCATTCTTGGGGTCTAGGTTTAATAGATTGTGCATCTAATCATTCTGATGCATCTAATTACTTTCACCAAGACTTAAGACTTGCCTGTGGAAGTTATGGATTCGAACCACCAGTAAAAGTTTGGGAAGAAGGAACCTCTAAAGAAATTTGGAGATGTCTCGGCCCTATGTGGAGAGGAATCAACGGTGTTCAAAAAGTTCAAGTAGAAGGAAAAGAAGAACTCATGGGTGGTAAACTCGATGAGAAATCTTACATTTCTGCATTCAGACTTGGAACATACATTGCAACGCAGTTCAAACCACTGGTTGCAAAATCAATTTATGATAACACTAGGTCTTCCGTTATTCTCGACACTTCATGTGGTTGGGGTGATAGACTTTGTGGTTTCTATGCAAGTAATTATACTACTGATTACATAGGAACAGACCCGAACCCTAATACATTTGAACGTTATAAGAGACAATGTATAGCATACGAAACAATTCTTACAGGTAATGCACCCGATATAAAAGAAAATGATAACAGATTCATATGTGAAGGTTCAAAAAGAGTAGTAATATATCGTTGTGGTGCTGAAGACTTGGATTACGATTCACTTCCACCAATCGATTGTGCATTCACTTCCCCACCATATTTTTCTACAGAAAGATACAATGAAGGTGGAGAACACGCAGAAGACCAATCATGGTCTAAGTTCAATGAGTATAATGCATGGAGAGATGAATTCTATCTACCCGTTGCAAAGAAATCTTATGATGCACTTGCAAACAGTGGAGTGTTATACATTAACATTCTAGACCCAAAAATACATGGGACTCGTTACAGAACAGGAGACGAAGTTATTAACCATATCGGTGAAGATAGATTTGACGGTCAAATAGGTATGAGAATCATGCAAAGACCTCAAGGTAAATCTGTATTCAAAGATGAGAATGGTGACTTCGATAAAGCTGCAATGGACGAATACATGAAGAAATATTATATAGAAAATATTTGGTGTTTCTCCAAAGGTGTTTGTCGTGACTTTTTTAAAGATGCAAGAGTGAGTACATTAGATGAGTTTTTTGGATGAGCTAAATCCTTTCGAAGCCATGCCGTGCATCGATATAGAGGAATTAAAAACAGTTGACCCTTCTTCGTTTTTCAACGATAGGTGTTTATCACTTAAAGAACTTTCAAGTAAGAAGTTTATTGACTTCTATCAAACTCAAAGACGATATCGATATGGACACGAAGGATTACTTCCCTCAGAATATGTTCACGAATATCATAAGATTAAAAATGAATGGCAAAGGAAAGTTGCAACAGTAAGTGTTAACGGAGACTTGGTCGTGATAGTACTGAAACACGTCCAAATGTTTCAATACATTTATAAAAGACTGGAAGGATTACCAATAAGTGCAGAAGACAATCTTGATAATGAAGAATTAGTATTTGATGCACTCAGAGAAAATGTATGTAAGAAATTCTTGGGTAATGAACAAGAATCTTTATGGATTGAAAAGAAAGGATTAACAGAACAAACTTTTTTTGAAACCTACAACTATTATTCTCATGTTGATACAAACATGGAGAAAATGAAGAACAGGTGGAGAACTAAAAAGGGTGTCAACAGATTACTTAAGGATACCAATCTCACTTGCAGGAAACTTACACAACCCGATACTGCAGTAGAAAAAATAAACAATGCATTCTTAACATGGAAGAGAGACGTTGAGAAAACTAAGTGGTTATCAAAAGGAATGGCAGATGCAATCACTAAGTATGATTACTGGAATGACGATTCAATAGAATATTATTTGTTTGAATATGGAGATGTACCTGTAGGATTGATTGTGTACCTTTTAGTAAATGAGAAGATTGGGTATCAATTGGTAAATAAGTCTATTGAACATATGGTCTTCGAAGAAGAAGTAAATGTGCCAGAAGAAGTTAGAAAAAGGATTGGTGCATATATGCACTATGTGACAATGAAAGATTTACAGGAACGAGAAGTGGTAGATACTTTCGCAGGTGGAGCTATGGGAACTAGGAAAGCGTCTTTAGGAATCCACAAAGCAATTATGAACGATAGTTCATTTGGAGTTAGAATTTATGAGTGAAATAATATACAGAGAAAATGTTAAAGGTGTTGATATTGCAGTTATAGAAACTCAACAATGTATAATTCTAGAATTCAACGGTGAGTTGAATCAAACTTCATTGAAGAAGAAGTATCCTCACGACTTACAAAAGACATACACTAAAGAAATGGTTGAAGTGTTAAATTACAGAGACCTATTTACACCTACGATTACGCAACGTGCATTGATTCTAGGAACTGGTGGTGGAGTTATTCCGTCATACCTTCATAGAAATACTCAAATGAATATCACTGCAGTTGATATCTTTGACCTACAACATATAGGTGAGACTTATTTTCATATGCCTAATGACGATAGACTTACTCACGTTGTTGGAGATGCATTCGAGTTCGTAGAAACCTGCACAACGCAGTACGACTATATTTTTGTCGATTTATTTGGGCCGAGTGGAACTGCAGACAAATTTAAATCAACAGAATTTTATGAACACCTAAATAAGATTAACAAGGGACACATAGTGTTTAATGCATTTGTGACTCAAAGAAACTATGAACATTACATGAAAGGATTACAATATTCATTTGGTAATGTTTATGAACAGTATAAAAGATTAGGACGATATAGTAAAAATCATATCGCATTTTGTAATGACAACTAGAAAAATGTACGACCAAGGTATCTACAGAGTTGTAGAGAATCCCGATGACAAAACTGCAGGTATAGAATTGCAGGGTGGTGAATGGGACGGACTCGTATATCAATATGGTCAAGTGCAAATGGAAGACGGGAATCCTCACCTTAATTTCAAAAGAACAATTCGGAGAGTTCCTCACGGGATAGAACCAAGTGAAAACGGAATCGAAGAACTACTAAATAATGAGGAATTAAATACACTGATGGGAGACATATTGGTCGAACTCATCGAACATCAAGCGGAAAGGGAAAAAAATGAACAAAGAGATATTAAAGGAACAGATAAAGAGACATGAAGGCGAAGTCCTTGAGGTCTACGAAGACTCACTAGGATACTTAACTTTTGGAGTTGGACATCTGATTAAAGATAGTGATGACGAACATGGATTACCAGTCGGTACACCAGTCTCACAAGAAAGAGTAGACGCTGTCTATGAATATGATTTTGACAAACACGTTGAAGAAACAATTCATGTGTTTGAATCAAAAGGTGGTTCAGACTTTTATGACCTACCCGAAGAAATTCAACATTGTTTAGTTAATATGACTTTCAATCTAGGTGGAACTCGTTTCGGAAAATTCAACAATATGTGGAGTGCAGTTGTTGAAGGTGATTGGAAAAGAATGGCAGTTGAAATGGAAGACTCACGTTGGTTTAAACAAGTCGGTAGACGTTCTATCGAATTACAAGAATCAGTATTAAGTGTTTAGTTCAACCGAAATCAAGGCACTAAAACTCTTAGGTGGTGAAGTCATCATGGGATATGTGACGGAAGGAAAGGCAAATAAGAATGTCATTATATCTGAAGCACAACTATTAGTTCAACAGGTCGTTGACGGAAATTTGGAAGTCAATCTTGCACCATGGCTACCATATGCAAGAGAGTATACATTCACAATACCAAAGAGTCAGATAGTCACATCATTTAATGTGAGACCTAACTTAGAAACAAATTACAAACTAGCAACAGGGAATAAATAATGGCAGACTTACTTAGAGCATTAGAAAAGAAGTATGAAGGTGATATCGCAGTACACACTGCAAACGTTCAAGTTTATCAAGAAAATCCTGCAGGTATCGGAGAACACCCCGATGTAGTTCATGCAATGGACGAAGAAATCAGCAAACTTGCAGAAGCACAAGACAAACTCTCAACAGTAAAAGAATTACTGCATCCAACTCGAAAAACACTTGTAGAATAGTCCACTTTCTGTTATAATAACAGTATGGATTTTTATACTAATGTATGTCGTACTCGTGACAAAATACTCGTAAAGGGGTATCAAGGTAAAAAACAACATATGATGAAGGTCGCATATCGACCTAATCATTACGTCTTATCAAAAAAAGGTGAAACTGCATTCCGTTCTTTGGACGGAAGACCTCTAGAAGCAGTTAGTCTTGACACCATGGGTGGTGCAAGAAAGTTCAGAGAACAATACAATCAAGTTGACGGATTCGAAATCCATGGATACGACAAGTATATCTACACCTATATCGCAGAGAAGTTTCAAGGTGACATTGAATGGAATCAATCCCAAGTTAAAATCGCAACACTTGACATCGAGTGTGAGTCAGAAAACGGATTCCCCGAACCAACTCTTGCAGAAGAGAAAGTCAACGCAATCACAATCAAACCATTCAGACATAATGCACATACTTTTGGTATCGGCCCATGGAATGAGTGTCCAGCAAATGTTACATATCATGAATGCAAGGACGAGGCATTCCTACTCGAAGCATTTATTAAGTATTGGAGAAAGGAAAGTTTTGACGTAATCACTGGTTGGAATGTTGATGCATTCGATATGACCTATCTTTGTAATCGAGTCGATAAACTATTTGGTGAAGGTTCACATAAGAAGTTCTCACCATGGAATATGTCTGATGTCAGAGATTACAGGAACAACTATGGTCAACAAGTCATGGTGTTCAATCTGTACGGAATCAACGTAATTGATTACATGGCACTTTACAAACAAAGAACATTCGTAAATCAAGAATCATATTCACTAGACCACATTTCCCATATTGAACTGGACAAGAAGAAGATTGATTATTCAGAATATGGAAACCTGCATACACTTTACAAGAACAACTATTCGTTGTATCTAGAATACAATGTCAAGGACGTTACACTTGTAGAAGACCTAGAAGACAAACTTGGTCTACTGGAATTGACCATGACCATGGCTTACAATGCGAAGTGTAACTACTCAGATACCTTTGGAATGGTAAAATACTGGGAAACCATTATCTACAACTTCCTCAAAGAACAGAAGATTCAAACACCACCACAAAAATTAGAAAGGACTAAACATCATTCTATTGTTGGTGCATATGTTAAGGAACCGATTGTCGGTAAACATGATTGGGTTATGTCATTTGACTTGAACTCACTCTATCCACATATCATTATGCAGTATAACATATCCCCCGAAAAGATGATTAAGGGTGATATCATGACTCTCAATATCGATAAACTATTGAATCGTGAACATGACTTATCCGAACTTAAAAAACAGAATTGCACTGTTACACCTAATGGTGTAAAATTCACTAGAGACTTACAAGGTTTCCTTC